CGAGCTGGCAAGGGAGTGTCTGCGGGTTGCGGGGCTTCCGTACCGGGACGACATGAAGGCCATGATCGGCCGCGCGCTGACCAGCTCCGATTTCCCGAACATCCTGGCCAATCTCGCCACGAAGTCGTTGCAGCAGGGCTGGGACGGCGCCGCCGAGACCTGGCCGGTCTGGTGTGGCATCGGATCGGTCGCGGATTTCAAGACCTACTACGACAACGCCCTCTCCGAGCATGACGACCTCGAGGAGGTCAAGGACGCGGGCGAGATCAAGGAAGGTTCCTTCTCCGAGAAGACCCCTGAGAGCTACAAGGTCGCAACCTACGCCAAGAAATTCAAATACACCCGCGTGATGATCATCAATGATGATCTCGGCGCGCTCGTGCAGGGTCCGGCGAAGCGCGGCGAAGCGGCCGCCCGCAAGGTCGGCGACGTGGCCTACGCGGTTGTCACCGCAAACGGCAACATGGGCGACAGTGTGGCGATCTTCGATTATACCAGCCACGGCAACGACGCCCCCAGCGGATACCAGGGCGTCGTCGGCGTAACGGCCCTCTCCGAGGCGATCCGCGCCATGGGCGTTCAGAAGGACATCGCCGGAAAGCGGCGGCTCAACATCCGTCCTCAGTTCTTTATCGGGCCGAGGGCGATCGAAGGGGCCGCGGAGGTTTACTTCCAGTCCACGGCCTTTGCCGATTCAAATACCGTCGCGACCGATTCATCCCTGGCGGCGACCCGGGCAAACCCCTACGCCGGGACCTATTTCAAACGCGTATATGAAGGCCGCCTCGACGACGACTCATCGACCGCCTGGTATCTGATGGGCCCGAAGGGAAAGACCGTGAAGGTCGTTTTCCTCAATGGCGTGCAGGCGCCGCTCATGGAGATGCGGCAGCCGGGATTCACGATCGAGGGTTTTGAGTACATGGTCGCGATCGATGTCGGTGCATACGCGGTCGACTACCGCGGGATGTACCGCAACGAAGGGACTTAACCTCCGAGACGGAATTCAGGAATGAGTGAAACCTTAAAATGACAACCGGGCGGCTTATATCCGCCCGGTCATAAAACAGGAAGGAGAGACACCATGGCTACAAACAGAGTGCAGGATGGGAAAATTCTCCGGCTGACCGTCGGCTCCACGGTCGATGCCGGCGATCATGTCGTGGTCGGTAACGCCCTCCGCGGCGTTGCGCTGACCGATTATGACTCCGGAGACGCGAAGGCCTCGGTCGAGGTCGGCCCTGCCGTTTTCGATCTGTCCGTCACGGCGACGGACGACGCCGGAAATAGCGCCGTCGCTATAGGGGATCGGCTCTATACCGACGGGACCACGATCACCAAAAAGAAAAGCGGCAAGTTCTTCGGAATCGCGCTGGAGGTAGTCACCACCGGCGCGACCGCGACGATCAATATCTTAGTCGGAGGCCCGACCGGCCCGGACCAGGCAGGCTTCACGATCGTCGCCGCGGGCGTGCATACCGTGGCCGACAGCCCGCTCGACACTTCGGAGCTGATCTCGATCGACGGCTGCCTTGCAACCGACATCGCGCTTTGCACGATGCAGGTCAACGGCGGGTCCCCGAAGCTCAACATCGTTTCGGCGGTCCCGGCGGCGTCTCCGGAGGGGATCACCGTCACGGTGGACGGGACCTTCACCGCCGGCGACAAGATCAACTACGCGCTTCTCAGGGCGTCCCTGTAAACACGCAGCGTTTGAGGACAATGGGTTCGCGGGTCCTGTTTCGAGGATCCGCAGCCCGTTTCCCTTGGCCGTATATCAAGGAATAACGGATGGATCTCGCGGATGCAATCACAGTAGGCACGCTGGATTTTTTCACCAAAGGCGGCAAGTCCGCTGTTTTCACCCCTGCCGGGGGTGATCCGGTCAACTGCAAGGTCTTCATCAATTTCAACGTGCTTCTCCAACCCGCCGGGATGGAGTCGCAGACCTGGCAACGGGTAACGATGATCGAGGCGCTGCTCTCAGACGACGCCGGTATCGGGATCGGAACCGTAGCGCCGAACCGGCTCGACACGTTCGTTGTAGGCGGCGTGACCTATACCGTCGATAGCATAGACGAGAACGATGGTTACACGGTCAAGGTGGTAGTCATATGAGCCTTCAGATCAAAATGGACGAAGAGGATTTGCGGCAGGTCAGGACGATGCTGCAGGGCGTAAAAGGCACCGCGGACGTGGTCATGAAGCGGGCGATCGACAGGACGATGGGAACCGTCAAGACAACGGTATCCCGCGTGGCGCGCGAAACATTGAATATTTACAAAAGGGACCTGGACAAGGAAATAGGCATACGGAAATTCAATAGCGCGACGAATTCCGGCGCGGTCACGATTCAAGGGACCTCGCTTCCGGTTTACGATTTCAAGCCGCAACAGGACATGTATCGCGGCGTCTCGGTCCAGATAAAGAAACGCGGCGCGAGAAAGTTCATCGAAGGCGCATTTATCAGCACAATGCAGTCCGGCCACAAGGGCGTTTTCTGGCGGGAATGGCATG